CCCGCCACAGACCCGAGGCTGTTATCCAGCAGCAGGCACGAGCGGCGCCGAATCCCGTCCGTAGGCACCCCGACGATAGCGCATGGCCCGAACGCATAGGCTGCAGCGTTGCCGCCGAATGTCCCTGTGACGTCGACCTGATCGGTGCCCGCGCCCGTCCCGAATGTGTTCTCGCTCTCCCCGAGCGAATTGACCGAGCCGTGTGCGATGCGATTGACCGGCCACTGCCACGGCGATTGAAGGGTCGAGACATACTGCCTGATATACGGTTTGCTGCCGCCAGGCACGACGATCGTCTGCTTGTCCGTCCTTAGCCGACCGCCAGAAAGCATCCATGCCGTGCGAGCGCCCTGAAATGGCAGCGGCGTGACCGATCCGGCGCCTTCCGGCTCCCATCCGGCCTTGACCGCAACTGGATTCGGGCCGGGCAGTTCGCCCGACGTGTTGAAGGGGATGTAACCGTTCCAATACTCAACGAAATGAACCGTGAAGTCATAGGCTGGCATGTCGATGCGCAGCCGCGACGTGCCGCCCCGGTGCGACGTGTCGCCCATGAGTCCATCGCCATCGCCGCCACCGTTCGGGCCGTACTTGGTCCCGCCGGCCGACAGATATGGCGCGATGCCTAATCTCATAGCGCGGCGAAGCCCTGGGCGTTGAAATAGACCGCGCCCGCGCCGGAGGCTGTCAGGGTGACGACCTCAAGCAAGGTGTTCGCCGTGCCGCGCAATGGCGTTTCAAACACAAAGTCGCGCCCGCCGGTCAAACCGCCGGTGCCGATCTTGGTGCGCCAGATGACCGTTCCCGCCGCGCCGTCGCGGATTGCCAACTCCGTCGCGTTGGTCAGCGCCTCAGCCATGATCTGAACGCCGGTGATGTAGTTCCGCAGACCGGTGCCGGCTGCCGCCTTGATTGTGACGGCAGTGGTGCTGTTGAGGATGCCGGATGCTGCAGCCGCATAGGTCCAGTCGGCCGCCGTGACGCCGCTGATGGCGTTGGCGTCCTCGGTCGACAACACAACAGGAGTGCTTGATGCCGCTGCGGCCCTGCCGTTGGCATTGAACACCGCCGCAGCCCCGGACGAGCCGACCGGAACAACGACAGCGGCGGTCTTGCGGGTGTTCTCGTCCTCGTTATAGAGGACCGTATCGCTCTTGGTCACAATGGTCATCGCGCTTCTCCTTGTGGCCGGTTGGCGGCAGTGCGTGCGGCCTCAAGCCCGATCTGTGCTTTCGTGATGTCCATGCCCTTCAATCGAAGGTCCATGACGCCCTTGGTTTCCTGGAACTGACGGTCCTGCTGCTTGCCGGCCAAATCCATCATCTTGGCCTGCTGCTCGACCTGGCCTGTGCTGCCGATCTGCCGCGTCTCGACCACGATCTTGTTCGTCTCGGCAACGGTCTTGGCGGTGTCGGCCTGTGCCGCCTGCATTTCGACCTGCATGGCTGGCGCCTGCGTCTGCATGGCCATCTGCTTGGCCTGCTGGATCATGCCGGTGACCTTTTTCTTCTGAGAGCCAGCAAGGGGCGACAGTTCGATCAGGACTTCAGGCGGAACCTGCTGGCCCTTCTGCGCCATGATCGACAGCGTGTCATAGGCGTCGGCCTGCATGTTGATGGTGTCGGGACCCTCATCGATGATGATGTCGACGTCGAGCGAGCCCAGGGCATTTGAGAGCGTCGGCTGACCGTCCGGACCGACCTGCAACTGGTTCACGGCAAAGAACTGCGCGACCTGCTCGTCATCCGTCACGCGAATCCACCGCTCTGCCGTCCAGTGCCGCTGCACTGCATTCCAGATCGCGCGGTAGACCCTGAGCTTCCATCCCTTGAAGGCCAACAGATACGGGCCAAGCTCGGCAATGCCTGCCTGCTGCTGCAACTGGATGGCGCGGCCCGACATGTCCTGCACGCCCGAGCCGATCAGAGCCGGGTTGAAGCCGTAGTTCTCGATTTCGCCCTTGGCGTCCTCAAGGAACTTGATCTGGCCGGTGAGTTCCTGACCCTTGCCGTTGTCATCGAACGTCGGCGGGGTCGTGTTCGGGTTGTAGAGGATCACGCCGTCTGGACGGGCGGCCTCGCGCCGAAGCGATTCCACATCCTCGTAAGCGCCCTTCTCGATGATGATGCGGCGCGAATTGAGGATATGCAGGCCCTTGGACCGGCGCTGGTTGATCTCGTCCTGGCTCGATCGCATGTTGCGCACGAAGCCGTACCGGTCGCCGTCATGGTCGACGTTGGCCGAATACATGATGTATTTGCAGGCCGACTTGCCCTTTTCGTCGGTCAGGAAGCTCTCGCCCTCGGCAAGCATCAGGGAGCCGGTATAGAGGCACCAATGCCACTGGCCGCCCTTCTTGTACCAGTGGTCAACGATCCTGATCTTCTTGCCGTCGTCGGACGAGGAGAACCATTTCTGCTCATGGTCCGGGTTGGTCGTCAGTTCGCTGCCGGACTCAATCGAAGCCCTGATTTCCGCCTCTTTGTCGGGAGCAAGTTCAATTGCAGCGTCGATGTCGGCCCACTTGGCTACACCCATGTAGCGAGCGTCGGAAAAGTCCATCTGCAGCGAGCGCGGGTCATAGAAGAACGAGGACGGATCGACCAGTTCAAAGCCGACCTCGATATCGCCCTTATCGCCCTGCTCCAGAATGAGTTCGATACCGCCCAGACCGTCAACAGCACCATTCAGCCCAGCAAGCGGGCTCTTGGCCGGCCATTCCTGTTCGTCGCACACATAGCGCAGGACAGCCGTGGCAATCTCGGCACCTTCCTCATGCTTGGGAGTGCGGGGGAAGCCCTTCGGGTCCGTGCGCTGCTTTTCCAGAAGCCCGACAACGGCGTTGATCTTGCGGCCGATGCGATTGTAGGTGACGACAGGCTGCTTGCGCGCGTTGAACGCCTTCACCTGCTTATCGGTCCACTGTGCGCCGTGGTAATAGCGCCGCGACTCCTGCTGTTCCTTGATCTCGTCGTTCTTCAGATCGAGATAGCCGGTGTATTGCTTCTTGAGCTGAGCGTGCGTGAGCCCGCCCGACGGCTCGGACGTGGTGACGCCCTGGGCCGCGCTGTTCCCCTGAGAATATCCGGTCTGGTTCATCAATATGACTGCCAATCCCCAGGGGAAACGGTTTCATGTGAAACTCGGTAGTCGTCCGGCTTCTTGTTCACCTGCGACGCCGGCAGCTTGTCGCCGCTCAGCATCCGGTCCAGCAATTGCCCCACGAGGCCAAGAGCATCGACCTGGTCGTCATGCTTGCCGGCGGGGAACGATAGAATCTCAGACCGCAGATCAGGCCACCACGGCGCATCTTGCTGGTAATAGATGCTGTTCGCCGCCGCTCTGCCCCGTATGGACTGAGCCCTGACAGCCTTGTCGCCGCGAGTTGGGAACTGGTCCCTTGCGACCCATGCCTTGCGCTGGCGCTGCGTCTTGTCGAGAAACGGGCCGACGCCTGCCCTGATTTGCCCCTGCTCCTCAGCCCAGCCCATTGGCTTATGGGCGAGAACCAGATCGCAGAACGCCTCAACCCACTTGTCGGACGTGGCCTGCTTGCGCCACAGATCGAGGATGTAAATCCTGTCTTCCGGGTCGACACCGACCACGAGATGCACGGTGTAATCACCACCGTCTGCCGTCACCGCATAATCAGAGCCGCCGTAAACCCTCAGTGTCTTGGGATCGGGCAGTTTGTTGACCGGCTTGAACCATTCGGTCTTGAAGTAATCGCCTTCGTCTGGCGTTGGCCGCTGCTGATAGAGTGCTGACCAGTCACGCGGGCCAATCGCGCGCTTGATCTGCTCCAGCGCCTGGATATCGTACTGCTCGGGCCACAGCGCCTTGCCGTCGTCGCTGATTGCCGGCAGGTCGAGAACTTCCCAACCCTCGTGCTTATGCTCGTTCAGCAGCCAGCCGGACAGGTCGTCCTCGTGCCACCGCGTCTGAATGATGACGATGCGCCCGCCGGGCATAAGCCGGGTGTAGGCGGTGGACGTGTACCAGTCCTTGGTCTTCTTGCGGGTCAGTTCCGAATCCGCTTCCTCGCGGTTCTTGACCGGATCGTCTATGAGCAGGAGGTGGGCGCCGCGACCTGTCAGAGGTCCACCAACACCAACGGCATAGAATGCGCCGTTCTGCTTCAGGCCGTGTTCGTAGCCGCCCTGCCAGTCCTGTATGTGGAAGCGCTTGGCTGCTCGGCTATCTCCCGCAAGCGTCACGCCGGGGAAGATCGCCGAATAGGTGCGATCCTCGATCTGGTTCTTGACCTTGCGGCCGAAGTCGTCGGCCAGTTCCTGCGCATAGGCAGCAGAAACGACGTAGTGGTCAGGATTGCGACCGAGATACCACGCCGGGAAGAACTCGGACGCCAGCATAGATTTGCCGTGCCTGGGCGGCATGGTGATCATGAGGCGGGTGATCTCGCCCCGCTCTACGGCCTCAAGCTTCCTTGCAATCAGCCGGTGGTGTGGGGCGTCTCGATAGCCCGGCCACTGATAGGCCGCATATGAGATAAGCCGGGAGAACGCATAGTCCTCAGCCGTCGGCGCGGGTAGCGGCTGCAACTGCTGCGTCTCGCTGTTCCTTGGTCTGGGTCGTCACGTCCAGTCCGCCCGAATGCTCGA